GGGTTTTGGCAAACCGGGCCACAGGCTGTAAACTGTTCTAGCATCTCGCACATTGTAAAACTGCCAGGGCAAGGCTTTGCCGTAGCTCTTGTAGGCATGTTCTAATATGTTCATGTCGTAGGTTGGACCGTTGGCCCAGATGAACTTGTGTTGCCAGGCCAACTTGTAGAGACTGTCCAGAGCTTGATCTAGGTCTACACGACCTTCTTCCATGAAGGCTTCGGCCTGTGCTTCTTTCTGGGTGGCCCACCAGGCCACGGTACCATCTTCTATGGCACGATTTTCCTGACTTTCCAAAGTGATTCTGGCATAGTAACAACGATCGTAGTAACCGGTGCCGAACGGATCAAAGCTCTGGGCTGCTATGGTCAGTATGGTAGCATCTGGACCAGTGGCCAGTCCTTCTATGTCGATCATCAGTGAGCTCATGCTACATTGTAGCAGGTTTATGATTTTAAATCAAGAGTTCTAGAGAAAATATCCAAATTAACATGTTTTTTGTACCATTGTTTCATGCCATCATTGGAAGGATGAAAACCATCGTTGCTCACCAGGTCATGACTTTTGCACCATTCGTAGGGAGTGTCTAGAGTCTGGATAGTGTTCCAATCTACCAATGGATAGAGACTTGCCGACGGATCAATTTTACCTAACACACATTCCAACCAAGAACCTTCCATTGACTGATGTATGTCGTAGATAAAACTCATATGATATGGTATGTTTTTGGATTTCAACAAGGTCTGCACTTTGATCATGCTGGAGCAGGTTAGATTGGTGAGATGTTTTGGGCTTGCTCCAGAATACATGGTCTTGAATATTTTTTTTATCTCTCTTGGACATTCGTGTCCAAATCCAGAAGCTCCGTATCCGCCAGAGCTGTACCACACCACATCCTGTAGTTGATAACAATATTCATATCCCTTGACCACTTGATGAAGGGTCAGCCCAATAGGTACATCTATACGATTGATTCCGGACCAAAGCACGTTGACCTGATCATAGTGATTATTTGCCAACTCTTCGAGAACGATTTCTGAAATCAAAGTATTCCCAGCACCAGCTCGGCCAATCACTTTTAATTCAGGAGTATCACATTCAAACATGCATAAAAAACTGCACCCTACTACCAAAGTTCTTGGCATGCGTCAACCGATGACCCAGGTTATGGGCTGGCTTCCGTCCACGTAGTTTTTGAGTTGTTCTATCAAGCTGTCCATTTGAGCCTGTGCTTCAGTCTTGAGAGCTGTGCCGTTGAGTTGGCTTCCGCCCTGTGGACCAGCATACTGTCCAAACTTTTCTCGAGCTTCGCCGATGATCATCTTACAAGCGGCCACCATGTAATCACGTAACCATTGCTGGATTTGAAAATCCTGTAGAAGATTAAATTCTGGTTTGAGGTTGTAGGTCCAAAGCAGGACATTTTCACCAGTGCCTTTGGGATCACGGATCAGTTGCAGTTTCTTTGTGACTGGATTCCAGGTGTAGTTCATGTAGGCACCAAACATACGACCAGCCAGTTCCACATATTGGCTGTAGAAGTCATAGGTAGCAAGTCCGCCGGCCACATTGAAGTTCATCAAGTAAACATTCATACTAGCTTGGCTGAATGGATCAAAGTTGCTGGCAAACGGTCCTGTTGAATCGCCAAACGTTCTACGGAATATTTGACGCACAGTTATTACTTCTTGTGGCAAAGTGTAGATATTAACATTGGTCACAAGTTCCATGAAAGTATAACTTTCTTCATAGGCATTCTGTGCCCGCTGACGATATACCCCAATGGTGCGTTGATATGCGGCTTCGTAGTGTTCAGCATCCAGTTCCAGATCCACAATTTGATCACCCAGGGTCAACCGCACATAATCAAACAGTTGTTGTTTGAGTGTTTCTAGGCTGTTTTGTGCTTGGGTACTTTGGGCTGTCATAAAGGGAACTCCGTGTTCCCTGTATTTACCAGGCTTTGAGTATGATCAAGTTCTCGTTGCCACGCCCGTTGAACTTGGTTTCTGTGGCTTTTATGTCCTTGAATACTTTGCGTGCCGCGGGTTTGCCTCCAGCTAGTAGCTCTTTGAGTTGTTCTGCGGGTTTACGTAGAGTTTTTTGTACCGTTTGCATGGTATCAAAGCCCACAATGGCCGATCCTTTGACACTGAATGTGCCAAGATGAGCGTCGGCCATGACATGGATCAGTTTGCGTTTTTTGGTGTCGTACAACCAAGCTTCGCTGGAACCCACCAACTGTGCAGGTGCTATGCTGGTCAGCTTGAGCTCAGCAAAGTCTCGGAGATATTTGAACTTGGAACTTAGGCGTTCTGGACTGACTGCTTTCTTGGCTCTTGGTTTGCGTTCCACTTTCTTGATCTGTACATAGTTGCCACAGTCGGCTATGACTTGCTCAATGAACTTGATGCATTGTTTGATTTGATTTTTGTTTAAGTGGCTGTAACCTTCCACAAGGTCAGCATCAGTGCCCTCTAGCACTTCCTCAAACTCGGCCAACTTGATTTTCCACACATCAGTAATGGTACCTACCATGTTGGGACTGATGTTCATGCCACGGATCTGTGCAATGGGTTTCCAGTCTGCACTCATTTTGGCACCGGCAGCAATGAACTCATCAAACATGCCTTCTAGCTCGCCGGCACATTCTGAAACTTTTTCACGCAGGTGGTCCTGGATAGTTAGTTTGGCCACTGCGGATTCTGCAGCCACTTCGTCCTTGTCACGTTTGACTTCTTGTTTGATTTTCAGCATGGTGGCGATTTGCTCGTCAATGATACATTGTTCATGCTCGTTGAGTTGCAGGCCCATCAAGGTCATTCTGCATACCCAGGCCGGAGTCAGGCGAATCTGGCTGTCTGGAATGCCACGCATGAGCTTGGCATCTTTGGCTCGGTGATTGATTTCCAGGTACTGGCACAACATGTCTTTGGCGTCTTTTTTGCCATAGTGATAGTTGTACCAGGCAAAGGCCTTGCTGAATGCACTGATGCGATTTTCTTCTGTGGGTTGGAATTTCCAGTCAGGCTCGTGCCCAACATATTTGGTTTCTGCGCCTTTGGGGTTCAAGGGCTTGATCACAGTTGCGGCTCGTGCGTTCATGGGCTCTCCTAAGTGTAAAGTATTATTATAGCATTTGGGCCATTTTTGGTCAACCGCTTAACAGTGCCGCAAATGTTAGGTGTTGTTCCAGATTGACAATTAGATCATTGGCGTTTTTCACCAATTCCTTGTAGCGTGTGGTTTCCTTGTGCAACCGACGGCATTCCACGCTTTCCATATCTGCGGCTACCATGGCAGTGTCTATGGTACGCACCATTTTTAACAGATCCTTGCGAGCAACTTTATTTTTGATCGTGGCTATTTGGCGTTCTGCACAATCCAAACGTTGATATAACTCATCCATGCATGTAATTATACCAGCTTTGTAGTTGTTGGTCAAATCAGCCCATAAATATACTACTATGCCGCGCCTGAGTCTATACCGCCCCAATCGCACCAGCGATTATCAATATATTGATCGCAACATCAGTGAGATGTACACCGTGGGTGGCCTTGATATCTATGTTCACAAATATTTGGGTCCAAAAACAGGCGATCCTGGCGACGCTGACATAACCATACCTGTGCGTGAAACACAGGATCCCTTGTTCATTGAGGACCTGTTGTTGTTGGAAAACCGTGACCGAGCCTACGATCCCAACATCTATGTCATGCGTGGTGTGTATCGTGTGCAAGACATTGACTTTGATCTCACACAATTTGGTCTGTTCTTGAACAACGATACCTTGTTTATCACATTCCACTACAACGACATGATTGACACTTTTGGTCGCAAGCTCATGAGTGGTGATGTGTTGGAGTTTCCCAATTTAAAAGATTACAATCCCTTGAATCCGACCATACCCTTGCCTTTGCCAAGATATTATGTGATACAGGATGCGGCTTTTGCCAGCGAAGGATTCAGTCAGACTTGGTTGCCACACCTGTGGCGTGTAAAGGCCACACCTCTGGTCAACGCACAAGAGTATCAGGACATAATGAAACAGCCGTTTGTGACCAATCAGATCTGGGATCCAGGCAATTTTTATCCCAACCTCAGTGTGGTCAACAACGGAGATCAATATTATCGTGCCAACGGCAATGTGCCAGTGGGCACTGCCATTGATGCCGTCAATCCTGCAACTGGTCAGCCTTATTGGACCTTGATTGAAAATCCCAACACTGTGGGCGATAGTGCCAGTACTAGAAACAAAGATCTAGCACTGAACGATGCCATCTTGGCACAGGCCGAAGTAGAACTGCCACTCAGTGGCTATGACATTACCAAATTTTATGTCCTACCGACCTCTCCCGACGAGGAGCCGGCTGCCACAGACACCGGTGTAACTACCAGCAGTACCACAGTTCTCAGTACCAGTGAATCATCTGGACAAGGAACT